TCAATGACAGGGATTGTAGCCAAAACCTTATAAATCTCGTCAAAACTCCAATTTTGGACATTTTGCTCTGACCTATATGTATCCGGTTTTAATTGTCTATCTGGAACTGCCATTATCTACTCCATTTGAGTGAACTGCGTTTAGCTTCATTAATTTTATTTTCAAATTTAGCATATTCTGCTAAACGAGTTAGTTTCATACTAACACGTTCAGTTGGGTCAATGCCAGATAATTGTTCTAGTTGTTTCAGTTTTTCATTAACAGCTTTTGTAGAGTTATCTATTTCACCAGAACGAACTAAGTTTTCTAAATAATCTGTTATATCGGCAATTTCAGAATAAACTGTAGGGTCTGCTTTAAAAGTATCTCTAATTCCTAAGTAATCAACTACAAAAGGCACTCCATTATCAATGTCATAACCTATAAATACACCGTCTGCTTTTTCTGTTGATTGTATGGGTTGATTAGGGTTTGTTTCTTGTAAAGTTGGAGTATCTGAAACAATATCCTGGACATCCGTAGCAGACCTAAATTGACTAGGACTGGTAGTCGTTTCTTCTGTTGACGAAGTCTCGGATGTCATTTACTTCCTCTGCTCTCCCATCACGATGAGCCTTTATTAGAGCTTCTCGCATTGATTTTATTTTAGATGATTCAAATTGAATTGAGTTTAACTGTTGTTTTAATTTATGTCTGTGATTAGAAGATAAATTAGGGTTTCTTAACTCATTTTGTATCATTTCTATATCGTGTTTTCTATCCATAATAGCATTATAACACAAAAGCCCCCCAGTCAAGGGGAGCTAATGTGAATTGCTTAATTAGATTAAGCAGTTGCAGCAGTCTTAAGTGAGATTATCCAGTTACTATTTAGGACTTTACACACATAGCTACCAGCCCAAGCGATGGTTGAGTACCTGTCGGCAGGGTTACTGGTGTCACCAGAGTTAGGAGTCTTAATGTATAGTTTTGGAGAATCAGTTGCTAAGTCCATTACACCAAATGCGTCTTTACCGTGAATCACGTTGTCATAAAGTGTAGCTGATGTAGCAGTAGCAGAAGCACCATTGTTTGTAAGAAGGAATCTTACTCCGAATAGCTCTCCAGCTTCACCCATATATAGGTCTTTTACATCACTGTAGGTCTTAGCGTTGACCCAAGTAGAGTCACCAATTAGGTCATACCAAGTGTAAGGTTGAATCTTACCTAGGTAGAAACCGTCATCGTAACGCTGTGCTGAATTACCTTCTAGGGTACGTACAGCTTTTTTGATTTCTGATGCATTTAGAACGCTTCCAGAAGCAACGGCACTAGCAGCGGTTACACCACCAGCATATTGCGTAGTTACGTTCGCAGTTGCATTAATGACATCTCGGACAAGAGTATCAAGGGTTTCACCCATATTCTGTCCAAAGACTTCAATTTTTTCTTTGTTGTTTCGGTCAATTGAGATTGTGCTCAAGAAACGACTAATTTTAGCGTAGTTACCGTATTCTTTAACGGTAGCTGACACTGTTGATGCAGATAAACTTGCTTCAGTTATAGCGTCACCTTCAGCTAGACCACCAGTTACTGCAGAAACAGCAAGAGGGGTGTAACGAGTAAAGTTGACGGTTTTACCTTCACCAGCTGGAACAGTTTTCTTCTGTGCACCTTGTTCGTGGATTAGACGCTTTAGGGCACGAGCAAGAAAAACTTTTTCGTAGTAGGTGGAGATTTCCTGAGTTAAGTTACCTGACGAGTTTTGAATTGCAGGCATCTTATTTCTCCTTTGTTAGGATACTACTGATTGAAACCGAGTTGTTGCTCCATTTCGTCTAAAGACAATTCGGAAAAATCTTTTTTACCAGTTTCTTTTGAAGTAGTATCTGGTTTTAGTGTGGTTTCAGCAGCAGCTTTGGCAACAGATGCTTTAACGTTTGCATCAGAACGAGCTGATTGTCGGCTTGCGACATCCATTACGTCATCGACAATATCCTTCAGTCTTATATCAGGATTCTTAGCACTGAATTTTTCATACATTGAAGCAATTTTGTTGCTCAATGCAGGGTCATAATTATCCCCTTCGGCGTTAAGTTCAGGATATTTTCTTTCTATATTCTCGACATCACGTTCAAAATTATCGGCACGTTCTTTAGCTGCTTGCTTTTGTTCAAACTGTTGTAGTTTGATATCAGCAATCATTTCAGCTTGCTGTGCAAGTTGCTGTTGATATTGTTCAACTGTTAACTCAGTGTCATAAGGCACTTGAGGTTGTTGAGGTTGGTTGTAAAAGTTCTGTGGTTGCTGAACTTGTTCAGACAATTCACGAATTTTGTTTGACATTTGTGCAAATCTTTTCTCCTGACGTGGAGAACGTTTGCTTTCCTCTTCAGCGTTAGTTGATTCTGTATCACCCTCCACCCCTGCGTCACCAGCGACTTCAGTATCTACAGTATTAACCTCTTCTGTTGATTCTGTTTGTTCTAGACTGGGGGTGGTCTCAGTAGTTTCTTCTACTGGTTGTATGGTTTCTTCTTCCATAACATCTCCCTATTTTAATTGACAGCCCACGTTTAGCTAAAGCTCGGTTCTTGGCGACACCGTTTGGCAGTTTGCAAGTCTGCTTCTAACTTTTATTATCATAACATTAGAATATTTTGTCAATAAGAGGATTACCACTTTCATCAATTCCTTTAAGAACATATCCTGGTTCTACATAAAATGAATGACGAAATGGACAAGACTCACAATATACCTCTGTGCCCTGTTGCATCCAACTATGACCTTGCATAGATGCTTTAGCATCTTTCCACATTTGGTCAATTTGGTCGGATGATAATTCTAAAACTTCTTTACTTGGTTCATTTTTTGGGTTTTGCATTGTTAATCTCATTAGCTGTACTTTGTACGATGTTAAGAACCTGTGAAAGTTCATCAGCTACAAGATTAGATACAATGAATTTTTGTCCAATTTCTTCTAAAGTTAATTTAGAAGTATCTAGTCCACTCATCTTTTTGTAATAATCAATGCGTTCTTCCATTTGTTTTTGGATTTGTAACCAACCAGGATGGTCAGCTAGATTAGCAATTTGTTTATCTTTTATTGTAGCTTCTTGCTGTTCTGGTGTGTTATCAGGTAGGCTAACTTCCATACCTTCTGTTATCGCATCTGTGTTCATTGTTGACCTCCAAATAAATCATTAGCTATTTTAGCAATCTCTGGGTCTTGAATTTGTGGATTCATAGGAACTGCACTAGGAGCTTGTGGCATTTGTGGCATCTGAGGGGCTTGTGGGGCGTTCTGAGCCATTTGTTCTGGACTTTGAGGTTCTGCCATAGCTGGCGGTGTAACTTCTCCTCCTGGACCTCCTGCGGTCTGTGGCGGTTGGTTTAAATTTCCTTGAGTTTCATTTTCAGCATTCATCATTTCTTCTTGTGTCATACCAACAAGTATCTTGTCATAGCCTTCTACTCCTGATGTGGCAAAGATTCGCTTGATGTGTTCACCAACATTGTATTTAAGACCATCTTTAGCAAGTTCTTGGCTAAGTCCAGGTATTTTAGAAACTACTACAAGTAGATTCGTAAGTGCTTCTGACTGAGCTGCATCATCTTTTCGATTAGTAGAGTTGGCATCAATGTAGTATTTGTATTGAGTATCACCAATGTTATCTTTAGAAATTGTCAATAATGCGTAATTGCCTGATTCAGATTCACGCAAAATCTCTTCTACATCTGGGTGAACTGCTTTAATTAGGTCAATTTCATCATCGAACAAGTCAAGATTGATTGGTTTAGGTTGTTTTGTAGCTACCAAATTAACAAATCCATCATAAAGTTCTTCAACTGCTTGCTCCATCATAAATCTATCCCAGTTATCACGAGTGTTTTCACGTGCTTGTAGTAACTTAAGAGCTTGCGGAGTTTTACCAAAACCTGGGTCTGAAGTAGAATCACTGCTTGCTGCAGTATCGGTAGTGCCATTTTGGTTTAGAATTGAACCAATTAAGAACTGATAAGTAGATTGGAAGGTAGAAAGACCCTGTGGATTAGTGTTGTAAGGTCGGATTGAGTTAGGGATATTCTCTAACCAACGTGCACCAGGGCTATATTTAACGCTTGAAGCTACAATTCCATTAGGATTCATAATAGTTGGTGGGAATACTGACATCTTTACACCATCTAAGTAGAGATTAATCAAGGAATCCATAGCGTATTGAAGGGTTTTGCCTCTTTCAAAGTCACCTAGACCATAAATTGAGTCTACGAGTGGGAAACAATACTTCAAAACAATAGGGATTTTACCGTTTTTGTGTGGGTTTGGTATGTCTCGGATTACTTCATCATCATAATCAGGGCAAAACATTACCCAATGACCATCTTCACCTGCTTCATAACGTGTAACTACTTTAACCTGAGAAGCTTTTCCTTTGCTCTTAGAAGAATCTTGATTCCTATCGCTTTCTACATATGATTCATCACGAGATTCTTTTTGCATTCTAGAACCTTCTTTAGCAGATTCAATGATTCTTTTTAGACAAGCTTTATCCCAATCGCCACTTTTAGCTTTCAGCTTAGATTCTAACCATCTAACTGATACATAATTTTCTACGTGGCAGTAATCAGAGTCTTGCATAGTTAATTTACCACGCTGTGGAATCCAGTTACGAATAGGTATTAACCAAGAGTCTGGTCCAACGTAATCATCATCTATACGATAGTCGTACATCATTGGCATAACACCATATACCATTGAGTATAAATCCCACATCCTTAATTTAGTAAGGTGAGAAAATTGTGCATTAGCGTTAGGTTGTACATATCTTTGCAAGATAATATCCATTAAAGTGGATTTGCCTTTATCTTTTACTGATAGGGCTCTAACCATACCAGTTGGGAGTTGCCCCATTACTCGACCAGCACGTTCCCATATAATAGTGGAAAGTCTAGAGTCGGTTACTTTAGATTTAAACGACATTGAGTCTTCAACTTTAGAAATCAACATTGATTCTTTTTCGTCAAAGGTATCTACAATAGTTTGTATTGCGTCTTTATCTGTGCGATATTCTTCGCTTATTTTTTTTATTTCGTTTTTATCCATAATTCTCCTTTATTAGAATCGTGGAGTCCCTCTCCTATGATTAATTTAACTATAAAATTATTTACCATTTGAGTCAATCTTATTGTAATCTATTTGGGCATTGTCTTGTTTAATAAGGCGAGATACTTTGCCTTTGTTCAAAACTACAGTAAATGACAATGACCCTGAGAACTTTTTCTCTGTAGCTTCTTTAATAACTTGCATAATAATTGCTGCAGCTTGGGCATTATCTTTTGGTTTGTGTGATTCAAAAGAATGAATAATTACTTGATGGGTGTTTTTGGTGTGGCGTTTGACTGTTACCTGAACATCGCCATAATCAACTGCTTCGATTAGTTTGTTGATATCATCGATGTAGGTCATCGGTAGAATCCTCCATCAAATAATTGTTCTTCTGGGAAGTCGTATTTAGGATTCAAGTCGTATTGGTAGTAAAGAGCGACATAACGTAAAGCATCTAATCCGTGGTCATCATTCTTCATTGGGTCTTCTTTAGAGTTACGGTCTGACTTGCCTTTAGGATAGCGGTACTTTTCAAACTCTTCAATTAAGTTAATACAGGTTGAGGAGACAAATAGTTTAGGTTTGGGTTTGCCGTGAAGTTGTTCACGCATCTTTAATTTATCTTGGATGATATTAATACCTGCCGAAATGGAGTCTTTACGTTTAGAGATAGGAACAGTAGGGATTTGTTGCTGATTAAGGTTAGCAATGTGTTCGGCTTGAGCAGAGTCACCAATGTAAGTGAGGATAGTTTTTCCTGCTGACTTTTCTTTTATAATTTGAGCAATGTCGTTAATTGTTTTACCTCGTTCATAAATCTCATCCATCACCCACCAGTTCTGGTCATAATCAATTAGGATGTAAAGGACAGCTGTGGGGTTGGTGAAACCAAAGTCAATACCTACGACATAAGTGCCAGTAAGAGGGATTTTTTCTGGTTGTACCACGTGTGTGGCACGGTCAAAGGTTGGATAGACTAATCCTTCCATCTTCTTAAACTCTGCCATATACTCTTGAGCGAATTGGTCAGGATTGTTTTCTTCACGCAATCTATCGATTTCTTCGGGGGAGATGATGGGGTTGTCGTATGGCGTAGCGTGTGAATAGAACCACCCAGAACGCCCTTTTGGGTGAGAATGCTTAAATCCCCCAGTCTCGGTCTTATCGTAGCCCTGAGCGTACATATAGAGGTCATAGAAGTGAT